ATGGCTGATATGCTTGCTGGAAAGTACATCAAGATTTACGGTAAAGCTAACCGAAAAGTCTTTCAATAATCCAATCAGTATTATATAATATGGACATGATTCAATTGTTGCACAAATTGCCACGGAAACTCACTATCGCATTGAGCGGTGGTGTTGACAGCGTTGCTGTTTTAGATTTTCTCAGCAATAATCATGAGATTGATGCAGCCTTTTTCCATCATGGTACTGATGCTAGTGACGATGCTTATGATTTTGTTTTCTATTTCTGTAAAGATCGTGATATCAAATTGTCAGTTGGATATATTCGTAATGAGAAACCCAAAGAGCATAGTTGGGAAGAACATTGGCGTAACGAACGCTATAAGTTTTTAGAACAGTTTGAATGTGTAGTCACCGGTCATCATCTCAATGACTGTATTGAAACTTATATTTGGAGTGCTATGCATGGTACTCCTAAAGTCATTCCCGACACACGCAAGAATGTACATAGACCTTTCTTGCTAAACAATAAACAAACCTTTATTGATTGGTGTACTAGAAAGAATATCAATTGGCGCGAGGACGCAAGTAATCAAAGTACAGAATATATGCGTAACTATATTCGCAAAAATGTAGTAGAACATGCCTATCATATCAATCCAGGCATTGAAAAAGTTGTAAAGAAGTTAGTATTAGATGCTTGTCAGTTTGGACAAGAATAAGTGGCTATATGATTGGCTACAAGACAACTATCATGATGATTTGTATGCCATTGTAATTGGTATGGAAAATGTTGTCCCTAGACCCAATAAAATGCGCGAAGGTATTGCTAGATTACTTGAGACACATGGTTATAAAACCAAACTGACTAGCAAGTTTGATGTCATCATTTCAATGACCGAAGAAGAATACATTCTACTGAAACTAAAATATGAGTAGATTGGACACAAACTATTTGATTTTTTTACAATACCTGCTACAATAATTACACAACAATAGGAGATTATATGTCACGCACATTCAATAACGAAGCAAAGCTTAAGTTGACCCAGTTAATCAATGAGGGCCTTGCGGTAACACATGAGATCGAAACACTTCAGGGTGGATTGACCGACACAATCAAGGCTGTTGCTGAAGAACTTGAAATCAAGCCTTCAGTATTGAAGAAGGCAATTAAGGTTGCTCATAAGTCACGATTAGGCGAAACTAATAAAGAAAACGAAGAACTCAACACTATTCTTGAAACTGTCGGCAAGACTCTGTGAACGATGTAGTCTCTGACATTTTTAATTGGATCAAACAAGATTATAGTTCCAATAAATTTCGTTTCGTAGTAGAGGTCATTGCCTGGGCAATTAGCATTGGATGCTCATTGATCATGGCATTGACCGTACCCAACCCGCCATTATTGATGCTATACACATTATGGATCGCAGGTTGTGCGATGTACGCTTGGGCAGCATTTACCCGAAAGAGTTTTGGTATGCTTGCTAATTATATTCTATTGACTATAATTGATACTGTAGGACTAGTGAGGATTTTGTTAAATTGAGTTATGTAGATGCAGTTCACGATAGAGATAGTGACAGGATTTTCGTTGTAGAACGACAGCCTGATGGCAAGCGTACATACAACGAATTTCCTGCTAACTATACTTTCTATTATACCGACCCTAAAGGTAAGTATCGCAGTATATATGGCGAACCTGTAACACGCTTTAGTACAAGAAAGCGTAGCGAGTTTGAAAAAGAAAAACGAATCCACAGCAATAAGAAACTGTATGAATCGGATATCAACCCGATATTCCGCTGCCTAAGTGAAAACTACTTAGGCTGTGAGCCTCCAAAACTCCATACAGTATTCTTTGACATTGAGGTAGATTTCGATCCAGAGAAAGGATTCAGCCCCACATCGGATCCCTTCAATCCGGTGACTGCTATCTCAATGTACTTGGATTGGCAAGATACATTGATTACTCTTACAATTCCGCCTAAGCATATGAGCGACGAGACTGCTCAAGACTTTACTAAAGATATGCCCAATACGATACTATTTCGTAGTGAAATAGAAATGTTTGAGACATTCTTTGAATTGATCAAAGACGCAGATATTCTAACTGGTTGGAACTCAGAAGGATACGATATACCTTACATGGTCAATCGTGTCACAAGGGTGATGAGCAAAGACGATACACGCAAGTTTTGTCTATTAGGTCAGACTCCTAAGCCACGCGAGTATGAGCGTTTTGGCAAGACAGAAACAACATATGATCTTGTTGGTCGTGTACATATGGACTATCTACAGTTGTATAAGAAGTACAACTATGAATCTAGGCATAGTTATAGTCTTGATAGTATTGGTGAAATGGAAGTTGGTGAGCGTAAAACACAGTATGAAGGTACGCTTGATCAGTTGTACAACAAAGACTTCAAAAAGTTTTTAGAGTATAATCGTCAGGATACAATGTTGCTTGTGAAAATTCATAATAAACTTAAGTTTCTTGATTTGGCTAACGCACTGGCACATGAAAATACTGTATTGCTTCCAACTGTAATGGGTTCAGTAGCCATGATTGAAATGGCTGTAATGAACGAAGCGCATGAGCGCGGTCTCATGGTTCCTGATAAAAAGAAACATGAGAGTGATGGCATGGCAGCAGCAGGTGCATATGTTGCTGTGCCAAAGAAAGGCATACATGAATGGGTAGGCGCAGTTGACATCAACAGTCTGTATCCCAGTGCTATTCGTACACTCAACATGGCTCCTGAAACAATTGTTGGTCAGTTAAGACAAACATTAACAGATCAATATATGATTGATAAAGCAAAAAAATTGGCTAGCGAAAAAAGACATTATGACGAAGATGACGAACTTGAAATGAGTTCGTTACTTTGGGAAGGATTGTTTAGTAGTCTTGAATATGAAGCAGTCATGAATCAAGAGCGTGGCACTATGCTCACAGTTGATTTTGAAAGTGGCGAGAGCATTGAGATGAGTGCTGCTGAAGTCTGGAAATTGATTTACGATAGTAACAAGCCATATATTTTATCAGCGAACGGTACGATCTTCCGTAGCGATAGCGAGGGTGTGATTCCCGGTCTACTTACACGATGGTACAGTGATCGTAAGAGTATGCAGAAGAAACTCAAAGAAAGTACCTCAAAAGAAGATATTGAGTATTGGGATAAGCGTCAGTTAGTGCGTAAGATTTTGCTCAACTCTGCATATGGTGCATTGTTGAACGAACATTGCCGTTTTTACGATAAGCGTATCGGTCAAAGTGTAACACTCACTGGTCGTCAAATTGTCAAACACATGTCAGCGCAAATTAATGAAATCATTACCGGCAAGTATGATCATTACGGACAAGCAATTGTATATGGCGACACAGATAGTTGTTATTTTAGTGCATGGCCTGTTCTTAAAGAGCAGATTGATCGCGGTGAAATGGAATGGACTAAAGAACTTTGTGTGCAACTTTATGACAATATCAGTGAACAGGCAAATGACACTTTTCCAAGTTTCTGTGAACGCGCATTCCATGTTCCACGCAAAATGTGTGTCATCAAAGCAGGTCGTGAACTAATTGGTGATCGTACATTGTTCATTACAAAGAAGCGTTATGCTGTCAACATCTTTGATAAAGAAGGTAAACGCCTTGATGTGAACGGTAAATTAGGCAAAATCAAGGCTATGGGTCTTGACTTGAAACGAGCAGATACTCCTAAATATGTACAAGACTTCTTGTTCGAAGTACTTGAAATGGTACTGAGTGGTAAAACAAGAGAAGATGTTATTGATCGTATAAAACAATTCAAGATTGAACTTGGTAATCAAGATAGTTGGACTAAAGGTAGCCCTAAATCTGTAAACAAACTTACTATGTATGGTGATCTTGAAGCGAACAGCAAGACTGGCAAAGCAAACATGCCCGGACATGTCCGTGCAGCATTGAATTGGAACTATTTGCGTAGAGTCAATAGCGACAATTACAGTATGAAAATTGTAGATGGTATGAAGGTAATTGTTTGCAAACTAAAGCCTAATGCGTTAAACTTTACAAGTGTTGCATATCCTACGGATGAACTCAGACTTCCAGAATGGTTCAAAGAACTACCATTCGACGATCAGGCAATGGAAGCAACTTTGGTAGATAAAAAAATTGAAAATTTGCTAGGTGTATTAAATTGGGATCTAAAATCAAATACAGATACTAATAGTACATTTGACGATTTGTTTAGTTTCGGTTAACAAATGTTTGACACATGCAAAAAATTCCTATATATTACATATAGTTACGACCTAAATAACACAAGAGGAAAACATGAAAGATAATTTACAAGATTTGATTCAGTATGTACATGGGCTAGGTGTCGTTGAGCTTATCAAAGTCAATGGCACAGATAAGCAAACTGTAGTTTCAGCGATTGCTGAGGACAAGAGCGTTGTAGTTGAAGGCACATTCCATAATCCTTCAGCGGACTTTATTGGCACTTTCGGTATGCCGAATCTAGGCAAACTCAAGACTATCTTGGGCTTTGACGATTACGATGAACACGCTAAGATCAATATCACTAATAACAAAGACGGCGTCCCAAGCGCAGTTCACTTTGAAACTAAGGCTGGCGATTTCGTCAATGACTATCGTTTGATGGCTAAGGCTGTTGTCGAAGAAAAGGTCAAGGATGTCAAGTTCAAGGGTGCTGCTTGGAACGTTGAGTTTGAGCCGAGCATTGCTGGTATCTTAAGATTGAAGAAGCAAGCCAGCGCAAACAGCGAAGAAAACAACTTTACTGCTAAGACTGACAAGGGCGATCTAAAGATTTACTTTGGTGATGCAAGCACTCACAGTGGTAACTTTGTGTTTCATCCTGATGTAGAAGGTACACTAAGTCGTGCATGGCAGTGGCCCGTCAAGGTATTCTTGGCTATCATGGACTTGCCTGGTAGCAAGACTGTTCGTATCAGCGATCAGGGCGCAGCAGAAATCACTGTTGATAGTGGATTAGCAACTTATCGTTATCTACTACCTGCACAGGCAAAATGATAAAGATTTATTCCAATTCTCCTCCTTTAGTATATCAGATTGATAATAGTTACAATCTGCCCAGTACTACCGGACAGGTTCGTTGGAATGGATCGTCAAAGTGTTTTGAAGTGTGTGATAATAGCATAACTGGTTCATGGATGAGGATCGACAATTCGATTCAATTGAGTAGCGATCCTCAACTTACACAAGTGCTTGAATGGGCTAAGAAAAAAATGATTGAGGATGAAAAGATTGATCGTCTTGCTAAAGAGTATCCTGCTGTAAAAGATGCTAAAGAAAAATTAGATATTATTATAAAACTAGTACAAGATGCACAACCAAATTAATTTATCAAATGAACAGAAGTCTGACTGGGCATTATTCTTACCCGCAGTCAGTTCATTCTTTATTAGCGGCTTAGGTAAGCAGCGTGAAGGTGAACAGTATTTTGAACAGACGAGGATTCCTCGTGGTTTCAACGGTGATGTTGAATGTCTAAACTTCTTGAATAGCAAAGAAGGACTCTATACATATCAGTGGGGTCTTTATTCAGCAGGTCATGCTAACCTAGATACTACTGTAGATGATCATAGTGAAAGTATCATTCGCAAGCGTGAAAAGGGTACATTCATGCTAGGTGATAGTGGTGGATTTCAAATTCTCAAGTGTCAGTGGCCAGCAGACTGGAAAGATCCTAACTGTCCAAGAGCGATGGAAAAGCGTAAAGCAGTATTGAAATGGATGGATACATACATGGACTATGGTATGTGTCTTGATATTCCATCACAGAGTTTGACCACTTATCATATCAAGGATAAGAAAACTGGTA